GCCGTCCTCGTTGGTCAGGCTGTCCCACTTGATTTCGACGACCTCTGACGTATTGATGGTCGCGTCACTCAGGGACAGCCACGCCAGCACGAGGGCGTTGAGGTTCTGCATCCACTTCTCGGCGGCGGCGCGCTTTTTCTGCACGAACTTGACCAGTGGCTCAACCTGCGTTTGTGCGCTGGCGCGGCTGGACGCGATGGCATTGCCCAGCACCCACTCCGGCAACTCCGAGTGCTGGATGTACAGGTAAAACAGCAGCCCGAGCAGCGTGGACGTGTCGCCGGTGAACGGGGACGGGGACACCCAATCGAAGCGCGCAGTCCCGCCGAGCGTCATCAGCTTATCGGCGTCGAACGTAAGGGTTTGCTGCGTCTGCGTTGTCCCGTCGGCCAACGTTTCGGTCTTGGTGGTCGAATACTGCTTCCAGAACGCATCGACTTCCTGCGGACTGCCCAGGTTGGAAATCACCGGCGTGGGCCTGCCCTGCCGTTTGTTGCCGCCCATCGCGGCGTCAATCAGCTCGTTGTAGCGTTGAAGCAGCGGGGTGAGGGCTTCGCTTTCACTGTGCCCGAACATCTCGTCCGGTCCGCGGTTGTTGTCCAGATGCACGATGGGCACGCGCCCGACCAGCACCGGAAACACCTCGTCGCGGATGGCGTTCTGTACGACGCTGCCCTGCGTTGTGCGGCCTGGCACACTGATGAGCCGCTGGCGCTGGCGGTCGGTGTACACATCCACAATCGTCATCTGGCGTGTGCCGTCGGTGGGGTGCGGATACACCTCCTCGATGCGCCAGCCGGTGACGACGCTGTAGTCCCGGTCATCCACCAGCGGGCGAATGACATGCGGCGGGATGGCCGTGACGGTCAGGTCGGCGTTGACGACCAGGTAATTGTCCCCGAGCGCCAGCGCGTCCTCATAGGCGTACATGACGGCGCTGTGGTTGCGCGCCCACCAATCATTGAGCGCGTTGGAGGTCGCTTCATCCTCGCCTACCTTGAAGGTCGGACGCTCGCCGATGACCCATGAGGCGATTTTCGAGTACAACGGTTTCGCCAACAGACCCGAAATTTCGTAGCCCTTGGCGCGGCCACTGCGAAGGCGGTCGTAAAACCGGTAATCGGTCGTGCCGGCGTCGTGAGTTGCACCGAGCGAGGACGGGGTCGCGCTGGTCAGGCGCAGGGTGCGAATCGGGCGCTGCACCCCGAGAATTTCGCGGAGTGTGTCCCATCGTGAACGGAGGCCGCGTTCGCTGCTCATAAGCATCCAGTCTAGCACGAATGTTCGAGGCGGACAATCAGGCGCATCACCAATTCACTTCCATCTGGCGCATAATGCCTTGCGGCACTGCGGCCTGCGTCACCCCTCGCCACGCGAATGCTAAAGCCATGACCGTATCATCATGCATTCCGGGGGGAGCGGAGTACGCATATCCCCCGCCCGGCAGACGGGAAAGCGTAAAAGAGGAGAGTTCGTTCTTCTGGACGTTGTGGTCGAGCAGCGTGAGCCACTGGTTCTCTATCGCCACTGCCAGCGCGTCGATAATATTCATCTTGGACTGCTGTGAGGTAGTGAACGGCGTTACCGGCAGGCCGTCGCTAATCAGGCTCTCAATCATGTAGTCGCTGGCGTTTCGCTCCGCAATGATGACCTCGGGCATGAACTCTCGGTACAGGGCCCCCACCCTGGCACGCTGCTGCTCCCAACTGATATGGCGGAAACGTTCCAGCGCAACCTGGCGGCGGGTCGCGGCATCCAACACGCAGACTACGGTGAAGTCCACGTCGCGCCCCCAGTCAATGCCGAACACGAGCCTTCTGCCGGTGCCCGCGCCGCTGGGACGACGGTCCTCCTGCAGAGTCGAGACGAGCGCTAGATTGGCAAAGACCGCGCCGATGTCATGGACGAATCGTGCCAGGTACTCTTGCTCAAACACCCGTGCGGGCAGGTCCTGACGAGCCGACTCGATTTCCGTGGCCGACATGTGCGGGTTAGCGGAAGTGGGAAACTGAAAAGACATCCAATCTTCATAAGCGTCATCCTGCCCGCGCAGGAACAAATCGTAAAACCAGTTTTGCCCGCGCGGGGTACTGGAGAAAAACGCGCCCCCCTCATAGTCGGTGAGCAACGGGCGTAGCGTTTCTTCCCATAGGTTGCCCCTGGGGATGTAGGCAGCCTCGTCCAGAAGCAGCATATGATACTTGCGCCCACGGACGGACTGCTGAGTAGACGGGCGCAGCGACCAGCACTCGAGCTTGCCCCCGTTTTTCAGGCGAATGATGCGTTGTGCGATATTGATGTTTTTGGCGAGCGGACGGAACATATCGAGCAGCGGGTGAAAAAACTCATCGCCCGTCTTGTATTGTGGCGCAAAGAAAGCCACATACTTGCCGTCGAGCAGCAGATTAATGGCAATGTCCTTGAGTAGTTCTGTTTTGCCGAACCGTCGCCCACAGGCCAGTACCGTGAAACGCCGGCGCTGCTCAAGGATGGTGAGCTGTGCCGGCGTCAAGGTGGGCAATCTTATGACATGCTCGGTCACAACTGCATGTCCTCGCGGATAACGCGGACGACGACCTCCGCTTGTCCCATGTCGCCGTCGCGGTCACGCCGCGCCCAGTTTTCGGGGTCGCTGCGTTCAAGCAACCAGGCCGCCGCCTGCCAGTTGGTTCCGGCAGCCAACCGAATGAGGGCGACAGCCTCGATACGCATGACGACCCTCGCCTTTTTCATCCGGTTGTAAAAGTCGATGTACCGCTCGCGCTTGGCCTTTGCGGGCAGCGCGATGTCGGTCCTCACCTCCTCTGGCTCGGTCAGCGCGCGCCCGATAGCCATCCAGTTGAAGTAGGTGCCCCGGTTGATACCCACGTAATCGCAGGCATCGTTGATGGACGCACCGCCCGTGAACGCGCGCTCAAGCGCGTTCACGACATCCGGCGTCATGACGATAGGGCGTCCATTACGAGCCATGGCGTCTAGTCCTTAACCGCAATCCATCCGGCGAAGTTCATCCAACGCCAGAAACAGTCGATGTGTTCGAAGCCTGCGCCGCGCAGCAGTTCTTCGTTCCAGCGCGCGGTGACGGGCACGAGGACGCCTTCAAGCGAGAGGCGCTTACGTTCAATCGCTTCCGGAGAATAGCCGTTCGAGCCTTTGAGCGCGTAATACCGCTCAATCATTTTCGCGTACAACTGCGCGCCCGCGCCCAGCACCTTCTCTACCAGGATGAGCGCACCACCGGGTTGCAGACCTCTGTACAGGTCGCTCAGGATAGCCTGCCGGTATTCGATGGGTGTGAATTGGAGAGTCAACACCGCGAGCGTCAGACTGGCGCATTCTGACGGGCGGCGCAGGCGCAAATCTTCCTGTCGGATAATCACACGCTCGTTGCCCGCAAAGCGGCCACGGGCGGCCAGCGCCATCGACTCGCTGATTTCGATGCCGAGATATTCATTGGCATCCCCGAACCGCTCGACAAACGGTGCGAGCGCTTCCCCACGCGAACAGCCGATGTCAATGACCCACGAGCCAGGGGTGACGTAGCTTGCGCCCAGTTCAAAGACGCCCCGGCGCATAACTTCATACTGCGGGATGGAACGCGCCAGCATGTCGTCAAACACCGTAGTGACCGACGTATCAAAGGCCCACTTCCCCTCTGGCATAACCTGGTCGTGCTGTGGTGATGCTTGCATTGTACTATCCTTTGTGGTATAATAGTCTCAGCGGATTAATCATAAAGTGAGGAGACGTGCTACGATGCAGATGGCGCTGTTCGAATACGACGCAGAAGAAAGGGCGATTGTGGAACCTGTCCAAAACAAGGAACTGGTCATTCTGCTCGACCTGAATTTCACCCTGGTCGAGAACTCGTTCATGAAGCGCCAGCAGGGGCCAATCAGCTACAGCGCGAAGATTGGCCTGGAGACGTATCGGCGTTGGCTCGTGGACCTGGTGCGCGGGCACACGGTGTTGCTGTGCACCGTCCGGCACCGGCGCTACAAAGACCAGACGCTGGCGCACATCGAGGGCATGACGGGCTGGCGACCCGAACATGCCTTCTTCAATCCCACGGATGACTATCGTGGCTGGGTCGTGAAACGTGAATACCTGGACGCAAGTATCCTGCCGATGTTTGGCGCGGTCGGCGAGCGGCCATACCTCGCCATTGAGTCGGCGCGCGACACGCGGGCGATGTACGCCAGTTTGGGTATTCCCGCCTATCCGGTGCCAAAGACGCCCTGGACGCGGCTGCCAGTTACAGGCTGATGTTGAGGCGCGTTTCAAACGCACGA